TAGCAAAAAATTGAAGGTAAACTCTCCTAGTTTTGCTTCCCCTCCTAACCCCATGGCTGCTGACGCTCCGCCTGCTGACCCCATGGCTGCTGACGCACCCCCTCCTGACCCCATGGCTGCTGACGCACCCCCTCCTGACCCCATGGCTGCTGACGCTCCGCTTGATGTTCCCACTAGCTGTACTTCTTCATCTCCTCCTTCTTTTCCTGCTTGTGTTAAATCAATGGCATGTACGCTAGAATCGTGAAGTTTCCCCCTTTTGGATTTTTGAGTTTCTTCATCGCCAGTCAAATCTACAACGGACCCTTCTTGAGGACCTATTGTATTCAAATCACCCATTTTCCGTTTTTCATTAATTCCGTATAATTCACAAACTTTCATAAAAGCTACATATCGGGCAAAAGAAATAAACATCTTGTCAAAACTAAAATTCTTTCCATCCACCACAATATTGTCGTGATTATCTCTTTCAAAATCATATAATACTGCCCATCCTCCGCTCTTTGTCTTTGTTCGATCGAATAATCGTTCTAGAGGTTCGAATGCAGGAAAATAGGTCTTATCCGTATCGTGAGCTCTTGCTTTCTGGACCAATCTAACAAGGTTCGAAAATATTCTCATGCGTTGTTCATCATCGGATTGAATAGCTGTTTCCATTACTCTAAAAAATACAGATCGATAATAGCACGATCCATCAGAATTCACTCGACGACGTCGCAATGGGAGTTCTCGACCAGCATCGTTACATGTCCAGATCTCCTTAGGACCTACAATGAAAAAAGGCATCGTTTCGCGAATTTTGATAATGAGATTTTCTTGAAGGGAGATAACCATGTCAATGTCGCCAATACTAACATAGACGTCCGATTCGGGTGCGGATTGAACAAACATCTCGAGAAAATGAGATTGCTGGAAATCCTCGCCCTCTTTATATAAAAAAGGAGTCTTTTTAAGGACGCTTTTTTCACCCTTTGCTTCGTTATCTAATTCGTCCATTATCTGTCTTTTTGTCGTAAGTATTTTTATGGGCATATTTAGGGCGTGACAAAAGCCAGGGACGCAAATATCAAGTGTACGTATTTCTGTTGGTTCTGTTGATTCTGTTGGTTCTGTTGATTCTGTTGTTCCTGTTCTTCCTGTTGTTCCTGTTGTTCCTGTTGTTCCTGTTGTTCCTCTTCTGCCCCAGTTCCCAAGGTAGTTCATCATACCTCCTCGCATATATTTTTTCCGCCATCGTTTGGTCCGTTTTATAGAATGATTCTTATGGAGGCGACTCCTTGTCCGACTCAAATTGGATTTGGATGTTCTTTTCATGGAATAAATGACAAAATGCCGCTCTTTCAAGTAAAAGTAAAACAATAAGAAGATTTACGTTTTAATCTTTCAAGATATTTTTTTTTATGAAAAACTAATTACAACAAAGAGGATGATTATTAACAACGCCAGCGATGGCCACAGGAGCAACATGTAACAAAAGTTGTCATGGGTTCATCAGCTGAACGAGTTTGAAGTTGGAAATACCAACATTTATTTTTGCGGCAGTTGGGTTTAGGGCAAGTGAAAGTATCTGTGGAGGCTTCCATAGTCGTCTCGAAGGTGTTTTTGTCTTTGATAAGTTTAGCTTCAATACGCTCGCTCCAGTGCTCCATATTCCATTCTTGATGGGTCATAAATGCAACAGACGCCGAAGTTAATGTCCCATCCTTTAGTTGATTTCGAATCAGATTCACATCTGGCGTGTCAGGTTGAAGATTACGGTAAACAGAATGAATTCGATCAATGTATATTCGTGAAAAATGGTCATTGTCCCACTTTTTAACGACTCGTCGATTAGTGGCTTCTTTGAGAGCGTAATTGTAAATACCGATTTCAAGATTTGTGCCCAGTTTCTCGTCGGAAAAGAGCAATTTTTGAAAAAGACGTCGGATATTTTGGCGAAATTGTGGAGCTAATTCAGAAGTTAGATGAAAGGAAGTTAGAGAAGGAGGGCTCGTGACTGAAAAATGGGAGACGATCGATGACATTTCTGTAAATAAAACAATGAATGATTTGATTAAATAGAAACGGAAAAATGAATGGTATTGAATAATGGAAATCTCGTTTGTCTTAAATCGCTTTTTTTTGTCAACGTTATCTTAACCAGAAAGTTTTTCAGATTTAGACACTTTATTGCCTTAACCACATATTGCTGGGGATTTGACTATTCTGATATGTCTTCAGTACCAGCAGTACCAGCATCAGGACCAGTAGGACCAGCAGCAGGACCAGGACCAGCAGCATCAGCACCAGCAGCATCAGGACCAGGACCAGCAGCAGGACCAGTAGGATCAGGAGGATCAGGAGGACCAGCAGCATCAGGACCAGCAGGACCACCAGCGGCACCTGTATATTCATCTGTTCTTTATCGCTTTAACGAAGATTGTACTGTTTCGGAGGCAAAGGCCGAAGAGAAAGGATATTATGAAGCTTATCAAAACGCTTATATAGAAATTAATAGAAAGCAAAATTATGGTCCTCTTGTTTATCATGACATTAAGATCGGTGCTGGCGTTAACTATGTTAGAGTAAAACAAGAAACAGTAGATGTCTACAGCATTCAAACGTTCGGCGCGGGCAATAGACAGTTAGATAAAAAAGTATATGTGTATGTGAATATTCTAGATCCTCATGAATTGAGAGATGGAACGCAAGAAAAATACATTGATAGAGTTGGAGGGAGGAAATTCGTTGTTAACCAAATTAAAGAATCGTTTCATTTGAAACGTGGTGCCGATATTGAACCATTATCGAGTGGTTATGAACACGCTTTTTTATTAAAGCATATTATATCCAACAAAAAAGAATCAATCTTTAAGAAGTCATTACTTTCAAGCGATCAAGTCCATGTCTTATCGGAAGATAGCAAACCAGGATTATATAGAATGTGGCTATCCTCCTCACCAGAGCACATCCATTTTGCATCCATATCTCGAGATACATTAAGGACTCATGAAATGTATATTGAAAATGAAATTGAACAATCGATCAATCCCCCAGAAATGTGGATGTTCAATCTTGATTCTACCATAACTCCCGCTCCACACCACATTTTGGATTGTATGAAATTACATCTTTTTCAAACTTCCAAAACGTGTATTGATCCTTCGAACGATGAAGAATTGTTTAAATTTGAAGAAGAAAAACCAAATCTTTTTCGGGTGAAAAAAAAAGCGATAGATCCGACTAATCAGGAATTAGAATTCGCCCTCAATGTACAGTATGTATCCAAATTTAAATCGACCATCGTTCGTAATTTAAGGTATATTGTAAAACAATTCAAAGGATCGTTTGTTTGTCTCAATATACGCAGCGATTTGTTTGAAAACCAATTCAGTTTTAGTAAACCTTACCAACATGATGCGCTTATGCATCATATAGCTTCGCAAGAACCAGTATCAGATTATCCCTCGTCCTATCTATCGTTGGCAAATTTATCCAAACGAAAATTCCGTGTCGTCAGCGTCGTGGATCATCCTGGACTCTTCATGATAGAAAGGAAAGACAAACAAAGCGATGTTCTTTTTATCGCTACTTCAAACCAGATTTTCTTAAAAGAAGCGGATTACATTAAAAAATCATATGATGAAAAATCATTTACCATATCTCGGACTAACAGACATATTCGACCGACCTCCCATCACATCAATGAGAGTCTTCTTGTATTTTATGTCGCCAACGTCGATTCGCAAGAGATTATAGATGAAAATGGATATAAATTTACGTTGGCGAAAGAGAAAAATAGAATTCAAATGGAGGCTGGGAGGGGGTTGAGAGATTGGAATTATGGTATGTTTTGGGGGGTATATAACGAGGGGGAAAACGACCCAACAAATAAAACCGATCAAAGTGGCAACATAATTGAGCGAAAGGAGGTGCAATTGTTTCGCTTAACTCCCCATGCTCATGATGGGTCAGGCAATCATAAGCAGGACCCCCAAAATGTATCGTTTCTCGCTTTTACACGCTCTGACATGGAAAAATATCGGGCATACATAGATAGTATATTTTCAGCCATCGATTCAACCTCAGCGACGACTTCTACTGGAGGAGCTGGCAGTTCCAGCGGAGGAACGGACATTTTGGATGAAATAGCTCGCGATGAGGGAGTTGCCGCATTACTTGCAACTCTTGATGCGCATGGACTGGATGCTGGAATGGAAGATTACGAAATTTTGAATAATTTGGACAATTACCAAATTCCCACTCGATTGTCCAACGGGAATGGATTGGACGGCCATTTGATTGAAACCAAGGATCTTCTCAACGTCAAATCCCCTTATGCATTGGGCGATTTCCCTTTATCTCCGTACAAAAATCATACGTTTTTTCATCGATTTTTTCCTCTGTACGCATACAATCCTTTCAAGTATACGGCCAAGGTTATCTCCACCATCCCAAAGGGATATTCCATTGAGCAATACATCTTCAAACTCTCGATCGAGCTATTAGGCTATATAAATCGTGAAATCGCCTATTATGTTTTTTCGGATATGAATACTCATCCCGATGAGTGGACCGAAGTCTCGGAATTCGTCTGCTCCGAAAATGATTCAAGATTTTATGATATTCGCTTCATCAATGCTTTAGCGGGAAAACAATATTGCGTAAATGGAAATCAAAATCATGCCTACACGGGGAATAACATGATTGTAAACCGAATGCTCGGTTTTAAAGAGGACGGTAAAACGCGCAACGTCGAGAAATATCCTGTCACGCGAGCCCATATTCTTTTTGCCCAATTGAATAAACGGGATGCAGCTCAACTTATTGCCTCTTTGTTTAAGATTATCAAAGGGGAAGGAGAAAATTACGTGAAATTGATAGACAAGGATCTGATCCGTTATCATTTTATGAGCAGAGACGTTTTAGAAAAAATTGGCGGCGAAACATCTCATCGACGAACGTTGACCCGATATTTTGAGATTCCCACTGAACCCGAGAAGACAGAGATATTGTTGGCGCGTCGAGAAATGCGAGAATACTACATGCAGCGCGAAATGAAAAAAAATCGCGACCAATATTTGCAAGAGATAGCGAAATTTAAGCGAAACATTGACCAGGCATATCATTCGGGAATGGATGACCCAGACCAGATTGAACATAAGAAAATGCAAGAAGGGCAAAATTTGTATGCTGCCTATTATCGTTGTGGACAATTTCGGGGTAAAGACAAGAGTCAATCGATTGCAAAACGATATGATTTTTCATTTAATATTTTGGATGAAGACCATGCGGGAATCATGGATGATAACATACATAAGCATTCAAATATGCTGTTGGTTGGGGGTAGTGGGGGTAGTGGGGGTAGTGGGGGTAGTGGGGGTAGTGGGGGTAGTGGAGATGATGAAGATCATGAACATGATGGGGATGATGGCGGAATCCGCAAAATAGACGATAAAGACTTTCATTTTAGCATTCCAGAAAGAAAAATTTTTTTGTTGGATAACATTTTTAAGCATGGAGATCATACGGAATATTTAGAGACACTAAATTATGATGATATTATGGCCATTCAGCGACAGACTGTATCTGGTAAAAAAGTAAGGTATATGAATGCATATTGGATGTATCCAGAATTCGGGAGAGTCAATAATAGGTTTCAGTATGATCCTTATTTGGTTGAGGATCCCTTTGAAAAAATTATTGGCTTTATTAAACAAAATTCTTCATCGACAGGCCCAGGCTCAAGCTCTAGATCTGGCTCTGGCTCGGGCTCTGGCTCGGGCTCAGGCTCTGGCTCAGGCTCGGGCTCTGGCTCTGGCTCTGGCTCTGGCTCTGGCTCTGGCTCAAGGCTATCAGATGCCCAAGTTGGGGGCTCGGCCGATGGCGACGAAGCAGGTAACCCACGAGAAGCGAGGTCCCCATTAAATAATGGACCACCCTCTAGTCGGAACACTAGAAATAGCTCTTCCAAAGTCATCAATGCTCATGCAAAAGCCTTAATTGGAAAGAGTAATGATCATATCAACGATTATCGATACCAATTCGGCATTGAATATTATGATTTGTACCTGGGCGAACGCCTCGTCGAACTACCTATGCATCCACAGTATACTGTCGATAATTTGAACTATCCCCCAAACGACTACACCCATGACCAGTGGGATTTTCATTTGTTGATGATGCGTTATCGATATATCGTAGAAGCCATTCGAAAATGCTTAGAAAAAGATTTATTAAATGAGAAATTCAAACGCGAATACGAAATGTATGGCACGATTTACATGCAAAAAATTGAACTTATATTCACCTATCTTATCCAAGGCAGCAGAGGCGGTAAGGACCGCGAAATGGAAGAGTTTGAGCATGACAAGGAAAGAGATGCAAACAGAGGGCAATCGTGGGAATACACAGGCGATAAAGGCATCGGCAATACCTTGGAAGAACAGCGACGACAGTTTGGTAGAGCGGCTCCATTTGAAGATCGCAGGAAAACCTTAATGGCACGAACACAAAACGTATCAAGAAGGAGGCGGGCCAATCCCGTTGTCAATACGATGCCCTTACGATCCGCCTTGAGAAACAACAATACCACTACAACCGCCAGACTAGCTCGCGATGCAGCGGGCGGAGATGATTCTTCGTTCACAGGAGCAGTACAGGCTGCTGCAGATGCAGGTAATACAGAAAGACGGAGAGTCGCATTCGCCAATGTTGGTGGAGGGATATGGGAAGGAAGTGGGGGCGCACCATGGAACGATGGGTCTCTAAAAGGAGGGAAATTGCCTCCGAGGCACCGAAAAGGGCGCGGCTGGAACGAAACTCGTGATAATGATCCAAACAATCCCTACAAAGCATTTCATAATAATATTATTACTCGTATGAGGAGCAAAGAGTATGTTTCGCCCGAAATTTACATGCTCCTTCTGCATGTAAGCGACAGAGAATTGGCCATGCTGATTACCAAATTACTTCGAGTGCGAGGAACGTCTGGAGCTGTTCCTCAAGTGAGTCTTGTTAAGCAAGGATTTCGACTATTGGACCAGAAAGTCATATGGATGCGGGATGTGGCGGAAATGGATGGTATGGGGGGAGGAGATGATGACGACGAAGATGCAGAAGACGAAGAAGAAAAGTACGACCACGACAAGGAGAAAGATCTCGACAAAGATCCCAAAGAGTCAAAAGCGCTGACCAAAAGATGGGACAAGGAACTGATGGAAAGTTACAAGTTGCGCGACATATTCATGAACGAATTGTCGTACGCTTACCAAATACAATTGAACAATATTTTAGGTACTGTTTTACCCGAATTGAAAGAGTTCCACGCCATTCGCAAAAAATATCGCACAAGTTATAACGACCAAGTCAAAGATATAAGACAAAAAATACGAAATTACGATAAAATTTTGTTCTTCTTTTTTGTGGCCTGTTTGCAAGAAAGGGGTGATTGGAGTCGATTATTAGTGAAAGAAGATCCCATTCTAAATCCAGAATCCACGGAAAAGGAGAAGAATCCACAAAAATACGACAAACGTCACAATTGGACAAGGTATCTCAAAGTCATCGACCCACCATGCAATATGTACTGGGGTACAATTCCCCTTTAGACATACGGCTCTTCTTGCAATTCCGTTTCAAACGCTTGTTTATTTTCCAAAAGTGAAAGGTGCGATTGATGCGAAAGCACTTTCTTCATCATCGAGGCAGTGATTTTGTATTTCAGACATCCAGTACTGTCTTTGACAATTTTTCCGACTTTCTTGACTGATTTGCCTCTTCCTCGTTTGGAAGCTACTTGTGATGTCAATACGGCATCCCCTGGAACAATCGCGGCCATTCCATCCGCATGACCTCCTTTTGATGATGAGCCCCCCTCCTCGTCTCTTCTTGGGGTTTGAACCTTTATTTCGTCGTGAGGATCTTCATCGTCCCCTTCTTCGTCTTCATGAGGGAGATTCTCGGCGATTTCATTTTCCTCATTCAATTCGGTTGCATCCCCCTCATCATCATCTATTTCGTCGTCTGCTTTATCGCCTTCAATATCTTCGTCGTCGCCACCATCCTCATCCTCGTCTCCCTCATCGACATTATCTTCATGATCATCAAGTTCCCCCTCTCCTTCATCGTCGTCTGCATCTGCGTCTGCGTCTGCGTCTGCGTCTGCATCATCGTCATCCTCATCATCATCCTCATCGTCATCGTCCCCGTCACCGTCACCGTGACCATCCCCATCATCGTCGTTTCCATGACGTGGAATTGACGCTCCACCAGTATGACTCTTTTTCGCCTTACCATCTGCCCAACCGAACATCATCTTCTTTTCTCTTCGTAAAATTAAATCAGAAGAATCTTTCACGGGCAACAAAGGTTGCGTGGTGGAATCACGAATGGCGCTTGTCGTTCCCGCTCCATTTCCAGATGACAACCCCAACCCCAACCCCAACCCTTTGGGCAAGATCAAAACATTCTCATGGGCGCCCTCTCCATTTCGTTTCCCGATCGCCATCGAGACCGATTTCCATTCTTCGACGGTCAAATTTTGAATTTGTGGAACATGATTTACCAAATGAGAAGTGGCGCCACGAAACAAAAGAATCGCGCAAGTACCAAAAAGGTCGGGCACGGACACGGTTTGAAAATCATATTTGCTGAGTCCAGTGGATTTCCCTTTTGTTTTGCCATACAGAGAAAAAAGGGTTGGGGGGTTGCCTGCAAATGTCCAGGTATGGACATGACCAAAATGGACAGGAGTCTTGAATCCACATTTTTTGTGCAATTGTTTTTCGATTTCTTCCGTTTTGTCCTCTAGAGGATCGTTTGACAATTTAATAAAGGATTCATTTACATCTCCTTCACGAGATATTGTTACGATAGTAACAACGCGTTTGCAAACATACGGCATTTTTTCCCAGGATCAATTTCAAAGGAACAATTCGATTTAAAACGATTTGAATTGTGATCGAAAGACAATCAAACTATTCACAGTATTTCACTCCTTCTAAATTGTTTTCTCTTTTTTAAAAATTTGATCTCTCTTGCCTACCCTTACTTCCCGTGAACTAACGGGCATTTGCCATGGGATTTTGGTTATTTACGATTCAAATACTCTTGGCGAGTTTGTTTTTTATTTATTTGGGACATCAGTTGCTTTTACGAATTCAACACAATTATACTCGACCGATTGAAAGAGATCTCATTTCATCCACAGCAGCAAAATACAATCGTATTATTGAGACAATCACCAAACATTCAGAAGGCGCATCCACCATTCCTCCTTCTTCGTCTTCTTCATCCTCCTCCTCCTCCTCCTCCTCATCGTCCTCCTCCTCCTTCACGTCATCCTCCGCCTCGTCATCCTCCACTCTCATAAAAGACCTTCAGACAATCGTTCCTTTTACATCGTCTACCCTTTCTGCATCGATCAAACAAGAACTCAAAGACTATTTAAAGATACAACTCCAAAACAAGGGTTTAGACAAAACCCCATCTCTATAGAAAAAAAATTCAACTGAAATTCTTGGAAATTGTTTTTTTTATGTTTGCGTTTCAGAGACTCCAAGATGCCACGGATGTTCTTTCACGATTTCCATCGGATCTTTGTGTGCCCAGATTCGACTACCATGCAAAAGCCGCCACCCGACCATCCGAAGAATCCATAAGTTGCCATTACCTTGCCATCCCTACAGGCAGCAAATGTTTTGTCTGGGTAAATGATGAATCGATTTATTTAGTCAAGCGTAGTCCACCTCAAAAGCCGCCGTGCAAAGGGGTTTCATCTCCAAGTGTTTATGTTGCTTTGTCAACAACCCCCAAAATGAAGCATATACTGGCCAAAATGGACGGGCTCATCCTTTACGCAACCTGGCATTCAAATCAACAAAAACAAAAGCAGTATCTTTTTGTGGAGAATGTGTTTCGGTTTCGAAATCGGACGAATTTGCTCATCGAAAACACAGAATGGCTAGTCTTTCACAAAAAAGTTCAATTGATCGTTTCGTGTATGCAAGAATGGTATCAACATAGCTGTATCTTACCCATGAATGAAGATGGAACGGCAACAGACCAGAGTCCTTCCGTAACGTGGATGGTGTTGCCGCATATGACAACCAATCCTGAAAACGCCCTTCAGACTTCCTATATTTATCCTGTCTATCATTTTCATGTGTATCGCGAAGATTTAATGATGGACAAGAGACGCACCCCAGCGGTGATTTGCATGAATTACCGCAAAAGCAATCCAACGACAATGCCTGTTGCCGCCCCCGTCCCCGCCCCATTCCACAGCCCCAGCCCTGTCTCTGCCCAACCCATTCCTCATGCACGCAAAGACGCTTTCAAAACATTTTGGGTGAATCCCGATGTTCAGACAGAAATTTATCATTTGTATGATATCTCCCCCATGAAAAAGTATGTGGGCATAGCGCATATCCCTGATTGTCAAACGAGTCATCTTCTGAATGTTGTTTGCCGTAACATGAAAGAATATCATACCAATCTGGACGTACTGGAGGAAAGCGACGATGATTGTGAAGTTGTTTCATCAAGACCCGACGACGGCCGCGGTATGAAAGAAGTGCGAATGAAATGCAAATACAACGGCAATTTCGGAAAGTGGACACCCATCAGTGTTGTTCAAGGGTGAAAACTCCCTATTTTTTAATGTGTTGAAGCGCCGAAAGCAAAACAACTTCTTGCGTATTGAGTTTTTGAAAGATTAGACATTCGTCCATTCGGAGATAAAAAAATCGACGCGAAAACGTTTTGCAAAGCATCATCATTCCATTTTCTCCGATCTTGAGTTCGCAATAAATAACAGGAGAATTGAGATGAAACGAAATATGGGAGGCTTTTTTGTCCTCCGCATGTTTAACGGCATCCATTACAGATATCCATCGAATAGAAGATCCATAAGTAAGATCGGCAACATCTTCGATGAAAATGTAACCTTTTAATTGCCGAATAAACCCCTCCCGCTCTTTCTTGGAGAGCCCCAAGTCGGAGAGGGCAGTTTCTTTATTTTTTTTGAGTTTGCTGACGTCCATCGAAAAATATTTGGCATTATTTTCGTTGAGCATGGCCCGCTCAAGAATGGCAGAATGCCGATCTTCTTTTTCTTTTTCATTTGAATTCGTTGACATGGTTTTTAAAAACAAGAAAACAAAAAACAAAAAACCAATAACCAAATAACGAAAAAAACCAGCAATAATTTTATTTCAAATTTTCATTTTTCCATCTCTATATCTTTTTGTTATTTGTTTTTTGTTATTTTAAAAAATCAAAATGTCAAATCAAGAACTTTGTCATCATTATGCATGGGCGTATCCCAATGTTGAAATGGATAAGGATCCCCTTTTTGGTTGGGCATACCCGCTAGTCCATCAATTCATCGGATTGGTTTCAAACCACAACAATCGAAAAATAGATCCGACCAAGGCGAGAGAATACCTGAACCGAGCCTTTCAAAATACCAGAAATTATAATCTCCAAAGCGCTATGGAATATTATCAAGACGATCAATGAGGTTTTACCACGCACCGAAAGAACTTCCTCCAAGAACTTCGTTGGCAGGAAGAATGATGTTTCCTCCTCCGTTGGCATCGCCGCCACTATTGTTTCCTCCTCTGGATCCAGTCCCTCCCCCAGTCTGATATCCAGCGTAAAAACTGTTGAAATCGGGGGCTGGTAAGCTGCTGATGGATGTAGACCCAGTCATCCCTTCTGTGAACCCACCGCCTCCGCCCCCTCCTCCCCCTCCACCTCCTCCCGTCAACGATGTATTCGCCGCAGCTTCATCTGCGCTGGTGGATCCCATTCCTGTAGTACTTCTTTTTTTCTTCCTCTTTCCCTTTTCTCCCGTCCAAAGATCAATCAATCGTTGACACAAAATATTTACCTTCTCTCCGATCTTTGTCTGCAGATTCATCGACATGAAAAGGAGACCCAAAACGATGAAAGTGGTGTCATATTTGGGATACTGAGTTTCGGAGTAGGTGGGAACAAAAACAACAAGACGGCGAATGAAAAAGAGACCCATAAAAATGACGATGAATTCCATGAGAATCTCCGCTAAAAGTTCAAAACTGTTTTTTTCTTCATCGGGTTCAGGACTGAAACGCTGAGTGAGCTTTACCAAGAGAACAACAGGAATGATAGAAACAAAACAGTATTGAATGACATTTAGCATGTTGGCTTTCGAATCTTCATCAAAATTAAATACAAAACGGAAGAATCCGATCTTGGCTTTGGAATCGGCGGTAATATCCATAATGGTGGTAGTGTGAAGGTGAGATGATGGGGTGGGACGGATGGGAACGAGGAATGAAGGAAAGAATGGCGCACGAACTCTTAAAAATGGTGAATAAGATTTCTTTTTTTTTCGGAGGGGATTCTAGAATAAGCCTACCGAAAAAAGCAAGGGATGTTTGCCCACGAGTTAAAAGCAATATAAAGATGACTTGAAGAATAAAAAGAAACTTCCCTGAAATAAAAAAATTTAAAACAATCTTTTATTCGTTCATCGTTTTCTTTTTTTTTTGAGGTTTCATTTCGTGAATCATTCATGAGCAGTTCACGGGCAAATGCATCTGCACGCGCGAAACGAGCAGGAGAAACATCAACATCATTCGGGAAAGCAGGGATGGACATGGGAGGAGGAGGAGGGGGAGGCCTGCCTGGGAAGGGTAATAATGGCCAACCTGTTGCTCAAATGACCCCAAAAATTTCAATCTCAGATGCTTTCAGCCTCATTTCCCTTCGTTTAGGGAGGGTAGAAGACCTTTTGAGTCAAGTTGATTTTGATTCCTTGATGAATGGTATGACAGGAGGGGGAATGGGATATGGAGGAGGTGGCGGAGGAGGCTGCGGAGGAGGAGGAGGCTTTTCTTCCGATGGAGTGAGTTGCGGCACTGGGTCAGATAACGGAGTGATGATGCAGCATTATGATGACCTCTTCGATACTATTCACGGTCAATTTAAACAAGTAGAGGGAGATGTGGAGGCGAGCCGACGACGAGAGGAAGAGTTATCAAAAAAATACGAAATTATGAGCGAGCGTCAATTATTGGCGGCCTCCGAAATCCGTCAATTACGAGAAGCGACTCAATCATTGTCATCGACTTTGGCGTCTATTCGAGATGATATGGCACGCGAAATATCTGATTTGCAGTCCGAATTTGCACGCCTAGAAGTCGCACAGAATCATTTTGACGGATTTTTGCAACAATTGACTTCTCAATTGACACCTGATCAAATGATGAAAGTAGCTGCTGATTTCGGGATGGAGAATGAAATTATCAGTGGGGATGACGCATCAGACCCTCGTTTGGAAACACAAGAAGAATCTGGAATTATGTCCGCCTCCGTCTCACTCCTGACGACTGCGGTAGAAGATACCCTTTAAAAAAAGATATATAAAGAATATCCCTTTACTCGTTTGAACCATCCAGATCTTTAACAAAGCCTCTCTCCCACACCCACTCACACTCACTCTCTCTCCGTTCACCCCCCCCCCCTGAAATGGCCATGTCTCTGACTCCTTCAGAAACTGCTCCCTCTCAAGATCCCTTCTTTTCCATTGTCGCAGATTCATTTTTATTTTCTAAATTCAAAACCCGAAAAGAATATAAAGAGTATCTTTCCTCCCTCGAATTGTCGGATTATATGGGCCGCTTTTGCTACGTCGCTCATGCGAATCATATTGTCGTTGACTACTCTGTGTTCAATGCCCGCATCAAAAAAATGGACACCAATGTAGGAAACATGTTTATTGGATATATGATTCGCGTATTTCAGCAAGTATTGGAAAATTATCCGCTCATGACGGTTCATGTAAACTTGGATTCGTTTCAATTATTGCACGTAGATCGTCATTATGAATTTTTTTGGACCATGTCGTCCACATTCCAATCGACGTTCCCCAATAGCAAACTCGAAACGTGTTTTATCTACAATGTCCCTGTGCTCTTTTCCGCTTTGTTGACATGTCTTACGTCATTTGTAGATAAAGATACCAAATCAAAATTACGGCAGGTGCCTCGCTAAAAGATTGGGGGGGGGAGAGGGGGAGAGATCCCAAACAAAATTAAAGTTTCATGGGTTTTGGCGGGAGATTTTTGGTTGCTTCGGAAACTTTGCTGTTGGCGACGTTATTAATTTTATTGTCGAGTTGAGAGACGTTCATAGAAAGATCATATAGCCATTGACGAAGAACGGGGTCTGTGGCCGTACAAGTAACATTATTGAGGGAAGAATCTCCATTGTCCATGCCTTCGATGCCATGAATATGGACGATACCCGACCAAGAAATAAAATAAAGGCAAAAACAAAAGAGGATGATCACGAGCAATAAGTTTTGTTGCCATGGGTGAGGCTTATGGCGGCGTTTTCCCATCTTGTTTTGGAAGGGATGGGTGGGGTGAAGGGGGGAGAGAAGGGGAGAAGGTGGGAGAAAAAGAAGTACAAGAAATAGAAATGAATTAGAAAAAATAGTTTATTAAACATATTGTCTCATAAGATAAGCTTCTGTCAACTTTTTGTGATTTTTTTGTCCTCCTCCTCCTCCTCCTCCTGTCTCCCCCCTCTCCACTATTATCCTCCCCC